CGCTCCTTTTTGTGCGTACGGATCTCCGAACCACGTAACGCCCTGCTGACCTAGTGCTTTTCGCCATCTATGCGGCGGTCGGTGCAGTCATGCACGCTTCCACCGTGCCTGTCTATGCCCGCACCGGAGGCGACTCGTGGCCCCACCGATGAAGTCCCCGGCGACTCGCCAGCGGCGGAACCGGTCCACCACGATCGCCACCCTCGAAGCCTCCCCTGCCTCCCGCGTCGAACTTCCCGAAGGCCAGTGGGACCGCATGACTGCCGCGTGGTGGAGCACGATCTGGGATAGCCCGATGGCCGGCGAGTGGGTGGACGCCGACGTGCCGGGACTCGTTGCTCTCGCGAAGCTCTGGGACGCGTTCTGGACGGCCGACGCGAACCTCGGCCCGAAGATCCACGCCGAGATCCGGATGGCCTCCCGCGAGTTCGGCCTGTCGCCCTACTCCCGCCGCCAGCTCCAGTGGGAGATCAAGCGGGTCGAGGCCGCGGAGCGCGCGGTCGCTGTGCCGGTCCAGACCATCTCCTCGCGTCGGGCGCGCATGAGGGTTCTCACCGGATGAGCATCTTCGTCGTCCCGAACCCGGATCCGTCGTGGCCGACGCTCGGCCCCGCGGTCGCGGCATGGATGACCACGCATCTCGTGTTCGGCCCCGGCGACCTGCGCGGCCAGCCGTACCGCGTTGACGAGGAGGACGCCGCGCTGCTCGATTGCCTGTACGCCGTCTATCCGAAGGGCCATGCCCAGGAAGGCCGGCGGATGTTCAACCGAGCCGCGATCGTTCGGCGCAAGGGCACAGCCAAGTCGGAGTTCGCGGCGGCCATCGCGGCAGCCGAGCTTGCCCCGGATGCTCCGGTCCGGTTCGACCATTGGGTGCGCCGAGGGCGGGCGTGGGACCCGGTGGGCCGAGCGGTCGGGGATCCGTTCATTCCGATGGTCGCCTACACCGAGGAGCAGTCGGACGAGCTGGCCTTCGCCGCCCTGCTCGTCATGCTCTCAGAGGGTCCGTTCGCCAAGGATTACGACTTCGGGCTGGAGCGCATTGTGCGCCGGGACGGGACCGGCAAGGCTGTCTCGCTCGCCTCGGCCCCCAACGCCCGTGACGGTGCCCGCACCACGTTCGCGGTGAAGGACGAGACCCACCGCTGGAACAGTGCCCGCCATCGGCAGGCACACACGACGATGCTCAACAACCTGCCGAAGCGGATCGCCTCTGACCCGTGGGAGTTGGAGATCACGACGCGCCACGAGCCCGGCCAGAAGTCCGTCGCCGAGGGGACCGAGGACTACGCGCGAGCCATCGCCGCCGGCAAGGTGAAGGACCCAAAGCTGTTCTTTTTCCTGCGCGAAGCGAGCGACGCGCACGACCTCTCGACGGAGGAGGGCCGCCGGGATGCGGTCGAGGAGGCCACCGCCGAGTCGAAGCGATCGTGGACGAACTACCCGGCGATCCTCGGGCTGGCCCAGGCGCCCGATAACGACTTCGCCTACTGGCAGCGGGTGTGGACAAACAGGCTGGTGAAGGGCGCCGAGCGCGCGTTCGATGCTGTCGCCTGGGCCGCCTGCGCGCGGACACCGAAGCGGGTACCCGAAGGCGCGCTCATCACGCTCGGCTTCGACGGCTCCCGGTACTACGACGCCACCGCGCTCGTCGCCACGGAGGTTGCGTCCGGCTACCAGTGGCCGCTCGGCATCTGGCAGCGTCCCGAGTCCTTGCCGCCGGACATCGCTTGGGAGGTCCCGGCCGGGGAGGTCGAGACGGCCGTGGCCCACGCGTTCGCGACGTGGGCCGTGTGGCGGCTCTACGCTGACCCGCCCTTCTGGGAGGGTCAGGTGGCACAGTGGTCCGGCCGCTACGGGGACAAGGTTGTCGTCGACTGGTGGACGAACCGCACCCGCCAGATGAGCTACGCCCTGCGCTCGTTCGCCACGGCCATTCGGGCGGGTGACGTGTCGCACGACGGCGACGCACGGCTGGCGTCCCACATCGGCAATGCCATCCGCGTCGACAGCGGGCGGTTTGACGACGTGGGACCGCTCTGGACGATTGAGAAGGAACGAAAGGGCAGCCCGCACAAGATCGACGCCGCGATGGCAGCTTGCCTGTCCTGGGAGGCGCGCATGGACGCGATCACGTCGGGCGCGAACAACGTGTCCGAGGAAGTGTCGGCTTACGAGACGATCCGGAGCATCCTCGCATGAGGCGCCTCTGGGACCGCCTGCGTCCCGAGAGCGACCGCGAGGCCACGGTCATCCTCGGCCTAATCATGCTCGGCATCGGGCTCGCCCTCTGGTGGTTCCCGGCTGCCCTGATCGTTCCCGGCGCAATCCTGACCTTGATCGGCATCCTGGCACGCCCTAGCGGCGAGGTGACTCCATGAGCTTCATCGGTCGCACGCTGGCCGCCACCACAATCGTTCCATTCACGCCTGCAACATACGACGCTGCGTTCGCAGACGCGAACCTTCCGGCCGTCGTGACGCCCGACGGCGCGATGGCGATCCCGGCCGTCTACGCCTGCACCACAGTCATCAGCGAGGACATCGCCAAGGTCCCGCTCCAAGTGTTCGAGGCGATCGACGACGGCAAGCGGCTCGCCCGCGAGCATCCCCTGTACGACCTCCTGCACGACCAGCCGAACGATGTGCAGACCGCGCTTGAGTTCCGCGAGATGATGACCGCGTTCGCCCTGAACCGGGACATCGGCGGAGTAGCCGAGATCAAGCCCGGTCGCCGTGGGGCCGTGAGCGCGCTCATCCCGCTCCACCCTGACCTCCTGACTCGCGAGGTAACGGATGGCGGCCGGATCCGCTACCGCTACCAAGACCCGATCAAGAAGCGTGAGCGCATCCTGACGAACGATGAGGTATTCGTCATCCGCGGGCGCTTCGGGGTGTCGGTCCTGCGCTACGCCCGCGAGTCGTTCTCGATGCAGCTCGCCATGCAGCAGTTCGGCCTCCAGACGTACAAGCGCGGTCCGCGGCACACAGGCGTCATCGGGCGGCCGAAGGACGCTCCGAAGTGGTCGGACACCGCGCGAGCGAACTTCCGCACGGCCGTCGACGAATACATGAGCGATGGCCCACGCGCCGGCCGGCCGATGCTCCTTGAGGACGGGATGACCTGGCAGTCAGCCGGGATCACGATGGCAGACGCTGAGTTCCTGGGCACCTTGCAGCATGGCGTCGCGGACGTGTGCCGCTGGTACCGCGTCCCGCAGCACAAGGTTCAGGAACTTCTCCGGAGCACCAACAACAACATCGAGCAGCAGTCGCTCGACTACGTGGTGGACTCCCTCTATGCCTGGGCCGTTCGCTGGGAGCAGGCCATCCAGCGGGACCTTATCGTCGAGTCGGGCTACTTCTGCGAGCACAACCTAGACGGGCTCATGCGCGGTGACTCCAAGTCTCGCGCCTTCGCCTACGCGACTGCGGTCCAGTGGGGCTGGATGACGCGCGCCGAGGTACGCCAGCGCGAGAACCTGAACCCGATCGAAGGACTCGACGAGCCGCTGACGCCGCTCAACATGAAGGTGCTCGGCGACCCTGACCCAGTGGACGACGAGGAGCCGGCCGAGGATGAACCGGCCACGGACGAGCCCCGCCGCCGGAAGACACAGACCCCGCCCGCCGCGCTTGCGCAGCTTCGCGCGCTCATGCGCGACAACGCAGCCCGCATCGTCCGCATGGAACTCAACGCCATGACCCGGCTCGCCGAGCGGACGGAGGGCACGGGCGGCAAGTGGGAGGCGGGCGTGCGGGAGTTCTACCTGCCGCAGCACGCGGACTTCGTAGCTCGCCTGCTCCGTGTCCCCGACGAGATGGCCGAACGGTATGCGGAGGGCCGGGCTCGTCGCCTCATCGCCGAAGGTGCATCGGTGCTGACCGAGTTCAATGCCGACACGATCGACCAACTGACCGATGCGGCCCTGACGTGGGCCACCACCCTCAAGGCTCCGGAGGCCGCGTGATGAAGAACTACGGACACATCGTCTCGGCCGTCTACGGTAAGCCGTGGGCGATCATGCCCTCGACGCTCGCCGTGATCGTGGACATGCTGCGCTTCCGGGTGGAGGGCGGCCTGCTCACGTCCGAGGAGATCGAGGCACGGATCGAGGCCGCCGGCCCGCGCACGCGGCAGACGGCGCAGCCTGTTCAGGGGGTGGCCGTGCTGCCGCTCCACGGCATCATCGCGCCGCGCGCGGCGATGCTGGAACAGACCTCGGCCGGCGGCACCGGACTCGACCGCTACATGGGCGCGTTCCGCGCCGCGATGGCTGACCCCGACGTGGGCACGATCGTCATGGACATCGACTCTCCGGGCGGCCAGGTGGACGGTGTGCCCGAGGCCGCGGCAGAGATCCGGGCGGCCCGTGACCAGAAGCGGGTCATCGGCGTGGCGAACACGCTGGCGGCCTCGGCCGCCTATTGGCTCGGCTCGCAGGCTTCGGAGTTCGTGGCCCCAGTCTCGGCCCAGGTGGGGTCCATCGGCGTCTACGGCGCGCACGAGGATCTATCCGCGGCCTATGACAAGGCGGGCGTCAAGGTGACGCTCATCTCGGCCGGCAAGTTCAAGACGGAAGGCAACGACCTCGGGCCACTCTCGGAGGAGGGAATGGCGCACCGACAGGAGGTCGTCGACGAGTTCTACGGGATGTTCGTCAATGACGTGGCTGCCGGCCGCAGAGTGGACCCCGCGGCAGTCCGGGGCGGCTACGGCGAAGGCCGGATGCTCACGGCGCGTAAGGCTCCGGTGGCCGGTCTGGTCGACCGGATTGACACGCTGGGAGGGGCGATCGCCGGCATCCTCGCCGGCCCGGTGGCGGGCAGTCTCCCGGTCGTGGCCGGCGCTCCCGACACCCTCGTCGACGGCTGGACCGACCCGGCCCCCGAGTGGGCGGCGAGCGTGAAGGACTGGACTGAGGAGCCCGATCCCGCGTTCGAGTACGAACTGGAACGTCGTCGGAGGGCCGCACGCGGGCGGTGATCGTGGACGCTCTGTCATCGGCTCCCCATTACCGAAGTCATCTACTGCCGCTCTGGGAGGCGCTGCCGCCTGAGCTTCGGGGCGACCGGCTGGACATCGACACGGGTCACGGTCGGCATACCGACGGGTCACGCTCCGTGCTCGTCTCGTCGGCCCGCGACATGGGCCACGCCTGGCGGCTGGGCTATCGCCGGATCGCCTACGTCGAGCATGGGATCGGGCAGCCCTACATCGGGCTCCAGTCGCCCGCCTACCCAGGCGGCCCCGGCCGTGAGCGGATCGGCCTGTTCCTCTCCCCGAATGAGACGGCGGCCTCGCGTGACCGCGCCGCGTACCCGAAGGCGCGGGTGGAGGTCATCGGGGACCCGACGCTCGACATGCTGCCGCGGCGCATCGCCGGCCCACCAGTAGTCGCCCTGTCCTTCCATTGGAACTGGACGCGCATCCCCGAGCTTCAATCGGCGGCGGCCCACTACCTGTCGGTCCTGCCTGCGCTCGCAGCCGAGTTCACGGTCCTAGGCCACGGCCATCCCCGGATGATCGACCGACTGGAGCTGCCCTACCGCCGAGCCGGGATCGAGATCGTCCGGTCTTTCCATGAGGTCTGCCGCCGGGCATCCGTCTACGTCTGCGACAACAGCTCCACCCTCTACGAGTTCGCGGCAACCGGCCGGCCCGTTGTCGTGCTCAACGCGCCGTGGTACAGGCGCGACGTGGAACACGGCCTCCGGTTCTGGGAAGCCGCCGGGGTCGGGCGCCATGTTGACCATCCCGAGGATCTAGCGGAGGCGATCAGATGCAGCCTGTCGGAGCCGGTGCCCTCATCCGCCGCCGCGGCCTTGCAGCTCGCCTACTCGGCCACCACCGGAGCGGCGGAACGTGGGGCCGCGATCCTCGCTGGGTGGGCATAGACGTGGTGGAGTTGCGCGGCGTACCCCTCGCACTCCACCCCGAAGGTGAGGGAGTGTCGGACGGCATCCGCCGCACCGGCGACTTCTACGAGGCCGAGATCCTTGACTACGTGCGCGACGTGTACCCGGCACACCGGACGATCGTCGACGCTGGTGCGTTCATCGGGAACCACTCGGCCTACTTCGCCTCGTTCCTGCCGCACGAACGCATCCACGCCTTCGAGCCGGTGCCGGCGAACTTCGCGCTCCTGGCGGTCAACGTGGCCCGGTTCCCGACGGTCATCCCTCACGCTCTTGCCCTGTCGAACCACGAGCGGATCCTTCACATGCGCCCGCGCGTCGCGAACATGGGCGCGTCACGCGTCACGAGACACGGTCCCATCGAAGTGCTCGCCGTGGCTCTCGACGACCTCGACCTCGGGACCGTCACGCTCCTGAAGGTCGACGTGGAGAACCATGAGTCATTGCTGCTCTCGGGTGCCAAGCGGACGATCAGGCGCGACCACCCGCTGATCCTCATCGAAGACTGGACCTACGGCAAGGGCTCGAAGTGGCTGCCCGGCTATGAGCTGGTCCGCGGCTGGGATGAGCGCTTCACCTACCTGTATCGCTGGGGGACGACATGAGCGGCATCGTCGGCAACGTACTCGTCACGGGCGGATCCGGGTCGCTCGGCGGCGCAATCCTCGCGCGCGCTCACGCGGAGCGATGGGATGCCACGTTCACCGTCTACTCCCGCGACGAGGTGAAGCAGGCGACGATGCGAGACCGCTTCCCCGATGTCCGGTTCGTTCTCGGTGACGTGCGCGATCCTGAGTCGCTGGAGTCCGCGATACGCGGGATGGACGTGGTGATCCACGCCGCTGCGTACAAGCGGGTGCCCGAGGCCGAGCGCGAGACGATGGCCTGCGTTTCAGCCAACGTCGTCGGGTCGATGAACGTCGTGCGCGAGGCGTTGCGCGTGGGCGTGCCGCGAACGATCGGTATCTCGACCGACAAGGCGTGCCAGCCGATCAACGCCTATGGACAGAGCAAGGCGCTGATGGAGCGCCTGTTTCAGTCCGTCGCCCATCGCCTGCCGGGCGTGGCGTTCACCCTCGTGCGCTACGGCAACGTCCTAGCCAGCACGGGGTCCGTGGTGCCGTCCCTTCGGATGCAGGCCGCGGCCGGCGGTCCGATCACGCTGACCGACCCGGCCATGACCCGGTTCTGGCTGACCCTCGACGATGCGGTCGACCTCATCCTCGCCGGTCTCCAAGTCGAATCGGGGATGATCCTGATCCCGAAGTCTCGTTCGTCGACGATGGCGACGATGGCCGAGGCCGTTGCCCCGAACGTGCGGATCGAGAGGATCGGCAACCGCGGCGGCGAGAAGACGCACGAAACGCTGCTCAACGCGCATGAGTCGACGTTCGCCTATGAAACGGAGGGCGGGTTCGTGCTCGCTCCGATGGGCGGTACTCCCGCCTCCGACCTGGCACCGGGTTTCCAGTACGGATCCGACACTGCTCCGCCGTTCTCAACTACGGAGCTGCGGTCGATCCTTGCCCTCATGGATGCGGGCGCGCGCGTCACCACGCTTCCGGCATGATCCCGTCAGGCAGGATGGCGCGTGCGTCGATACGACGAGCGCCGGTGCGGTTCGCGATCGCAGGCCCGGCAATGGCGCCGGCCTCGGTACAGGCGCGTGTTGGCTTCGCTGTATTCATGCCCTCGCGGGCAATGAGTCTTCGCTGCCCACTGCTTGCCAGCATCACCGCGCCTGACGTTTTCGGCGTGCGTCACGGCCTCCAGATGATCTGGGCGAACGCAAGCAGGAACGCGGCACAAATGGTCAAGTTCCAAGCCTGCGGGAACGGGTCCGCGCGTCCGTTCGTAGAGCCATCTGTATGCGCGCCCGGACCGGCCGTTTACTGTGAACTGCCCGTATCCGCGCGGATGGATGGAGCCTCTCCACAGCCAACAGTCCTCAGTCTCCTTCACGTAAGACCAGAACCGGGCAAGGTCGTCTCCGACGACATGGTGGACAGTCAGCGGACTCCCGCTCTTCCACCACCGTTTGTAGTGCATCGAGCACCAGCTCCTCGTTCTGGCTTGACGCACACAACCCTCTACGGAGCATGACCGTGGCATCAGTCGCCCTCCCTAGTGGACCCAGACATAGCGGAAGTATATCAGGAATACCCCGTATTCTCCACCACATCTGGGTAGGTCCTCGGCCTGTCCCCGAGGACTGGATCAAGGCGTGGCGGCAGATGCATCCGACGTGGACGTTGCGCCTCTGGCGCGAGGCCGACCTTGCGGACCTTGCAATGGCGAACCGAGCACTCTTCGACCGCTTCATGGACGCGAAGTGCTGGCACGGTGCGTCGGACATCGCGCGTGTGGAGATCCTGCGTGAGCATGGCGGGGTCTACGTCGATGTGGACTCCAAGCCGCTCGTGACCTTCGACCGGGCGCCGTTCATGGCCGCCGGCTTCTTTGCCGGATACGAGCCGCTGGACTCGATCCCCGGACGCATCGCCAACGGCACGATCGGATCAGAGGCCAATCATCCGATCCTCGACACGTACTCGCGCCTCGTGTCCGAGATGGACCCGGCTGCGGTCATGGCCGAGCCCTGGGACACCTGCGGCGGGACGGGGCTTACCGCGGCGGTGCTTGTCCATCGCCAGTGCTGCAAGCCGATGATCCTGCCGGCCCGGACGTTCTACGCGACGGACGCGCGCGGCCGCCCAGTCGTCGGGCGCGAGACTGCCTACTCCGAGCACTTCTGGGCCACGTCGAACCGCGTCTACCCGATCAAGGCCGCGATCATGGTCCCGTACCGTTCGGACAACGGCGGAAGGCGCGACCGGACGTGGGAGTTCGTTCGCAAGCACTGGGAGGCGACCGGCTGGCCCATCTACGTTGGCACGCATGACGAGGGCCGGTTCAATGCGTCCGCTGCGCGCAATGCGGCAGCTCGGCTTGCCGATGCCGTGGAACCGGGCTGCGGTTCCTGCGTCGAGCCCTGGGAAGTCGCCGTGTTCGTGGATGCGGACACGGTGATGCTTGACCACGAGCCGGTCCGCAAGGCGGTCAAGCTGGCGGCCACGTCGGGCCAGATGGTGCGGCCATACAACCGGTACTGGATGACCGATGAGGCCGGAGCCGACGCCATGATGGCGACCGGCCAGCGACCAACGTCCGTCCGGCCGTTGCGAGGTACGGATGCCCACGGCGGGGTGAACGTGGTGCCGCGCAAGCTCTGGGATGAGGTCGGCGGTTACGACGAACGGTTCCGTGGATGGGGCTCTGAGGACACCGCTTTCGAGCTGGCCTGCCGGATGCTCGGCGGGTTCCACCAGTTCCCCGGCGAAGTGTTCCACCTATGGCATCCGATCAGCGCCGACCGTTCGACGGGCGATCCGGGCTTCCAAGCGAACGTCGCCCTGCGCCACCGCTATGAGGCTGCCCGGCGACCGTCGGCGATGCGGGCGCTTCTGGATGAACGCGACGGAAAGCCGATGGCCCCGCCAGTGGTCGGAGCCGTCGTCATCACGAACGGGCGGCGAGAGTGCATCGAGCGGACGATCCCGAGCTTGGAGGCGATGGTGGGGCCGTTCTCCGATGGGATTATCTGCGACGACTCGGGCGACCCGGAGTACGTCCGATGGCTGGCCGAACGCTTCCCTGAGTGGCGCGTCCGGGCGCACCGGCATGTCGGCCACGGGCCAGCCGTGAAGTACGCGCTGGGCGAGGCCGCGAAGATGGACGTGGACTGGGTGGTCTGGTCCGAGGACGACGTGCTCTACCGGCGCAGGGTGGACCTCGCTGCGATCGCCCGGCTCATGGATGGCGAGGGGCCGGACCTCAAGCAGATGGTTCTCAAACGCCCGGCGTGGTTCCCCGCCGAGAAGGCGGCCGGGGCGACGATCATTGACCGCTTCGATCCCGCACTGTTCATTGACCGTCAGTCCACAGATGGTCAATGGCTGGAGCATCGCCAGTTCTTTAGTCTGAACCCGCATCTCATCCGGCGTGCGCTCGTAGAGGTGATCGCCCGCCAGTGGCCGGCGCAGCCCAACTCCGAGCACCTGTTCAGTCGGCGCCTGTTTACGGACACGCGGGTGAAGGTTGGGCTATGGGGTGCTCGCACCGATGAGCCGTGGATCGAGCACATCGGCCAGGAACGAACGGGGAGCGGCTATTGACTCCCCATGCTACGTTAGCCGTAGACAACTGAATCAGGCTCGCAGCTCAGTCGTCGCCCGAAGGCGGCGAACGCGGCGAGTGACCCGACAAGGCTGACACCCGAAGGTGCGCGCAGTCGGTCGTCCTTCCTCAACGAAGGGCGCCGGTTGCGCGTTCTGTGTTTCCGGCGCCGATAGCGCAGGAGACACAAATGGCTTCGATGATCGCAGTCGTGGAGGACCGGCTGAAGGCCCTCCGCACCGAGCACGCAGACCTCACGGCCCAGGCGGAGACCGCCAAGTCGTTCGACGGGCTGCGTGATCGCCTCGATGCAATCGCGGATGTCGAGATCCCCGCTGCTGAAGCGGACCTCGCCCGTGCCAAGCTCGCCAGTTCCATCGCCAAGTCGGCCCCGGCCGTCGTGGTCGAGGAGGGTCCGGTCATGCCGCTGACGCCCCCCGAGCCGATGCCCGGCTCGATGGCCGACCAGTTCCTCGGCTCCGATCAGTGGACGGACTACCTCGCGTCGGCCCGCAACCTGTTCAGCCCGAACGTCCGGGTCGAGTCCCCGAAGATCGCCCTCCTGGGCAGCCTCGTGGCCCCGATGCGGATGCGCGCCGCGCAGAGTTCCCACACCCCGCAGACCGGCGGCACGAGCACCAGTGCAGGCGCGCTGATCCTGCCCGGCCAGTCAGGCATCTTCGACGAGGGACCGCTGCGCCGCCAGCTCACGGTCCTCGACCTCATCACCCGCGGCACGACCGACTCCGACGCGGTGGAGTTCGTCCGCACGACCAGCTTCACGAACAACGCGGCCATCGTTCCCGAGGCTGACGACGTGCTCTACACGGACGACACCGGCCGCAAGCCGTGGTCGACCCTCGCGCTCGCGCGGGTGTCGGCGTCCGTCGAGACGATCGCCCACGGCGAGGCCGTGACCAGCCGCGCCCTCGCGGACGCTGGCCAGATGCGAACCCTCATCGACTCGTGGCTGCGCTACGGGCTCCTTGAGGAGTTGGAGGATGAGATCGTCAACGGAGCCGGCGGAGCCGGTCACTTCGACGGCCTCACCACCGTCGCGAGCACCCAGACCCAGGCGTGGGACACGAACATCATCACCACGATCCGCAAGGCGAAGACGAAGGTCAAGCTGAACGGCAAGGCGATGGCGAACGGCGTCCTCATGCACCCGAACGACTGGGAGGCGCTGGATCTCGCCCTCACCCTCGCCGGGACCAACTCCAACCGTGACGCGGGCGCCGAGTCCACGCCGCGGATCTGGGGGCTGCCCGTCGTGGAGTCCGAGGCCATCGCCGAGGGCACCTGCATCGTCGGCGACTTCCGGCGTGCCGTCCTCTGGGATCGCCAGCAGGCGACCATCCAGGCGACGAGCGGTTACATGGACTTCTTTATGAAGAACCTCGTGGCCGTGCTCGCGGAGCTTCGCGCCGCCTTCGGCGTGATCCGACCGTCGGCGTTCGTCATCACCGACGTTTCGTCCGGCAGCTAGGACACCGACCCCGAAGGGGGAGTGACCGATGTCGAACGTCGCGCAGGGCGGGACCTACATCTGGACGGCGACAATCCGTGACGGTAACGGAGACCTCGCCGACTGTGCCGATCTCGCCCTGACGATCGCCGACCCGAATGGGGACGAACTGGCGGGCTTCCCGGTAACGGCGCCCGCCATCGTCCGCAATGGGCTTGGCGAGTACCAGTACGAATGGGACGTTGCCGCCCTTGCCGACCTCGGCATCTATGACGCGGACTGGAGCGGAACGGTCGACGGCCTCGCCGTCGGCGGGTCTGACTCCGTTCAGGTCGTGCAGGCCGGCACGATCGTCGAGGGGCTGGCCTACGCCACGCTGCTCGACCTCCAAACCACGCTCCAACGGGCCGGGGCCGATGAGGAAACGTGGGTCGTCTCCCAACTGGAAGCGGCCCTCGTGGACGGCATGGACCGGATCACGGAGGAGCTGGAAGCTGACTTCTTCAAGCATCCCACCGCTGGGACGGAGGTCCGGTACCTGACGGGCTCCGGCTCGGCATTGCTCCACGTCCACTCGGGCATCGTCAGTCTCACCACCGTTCGCGTCCGCACGTCGCGGTCGGGCGAGTGGGAGACGCTGGCGGCGACCGACTACGACCTTGAAAGCCGCACGGCGCCTGATCCCAATCAGGCTACGGCGACCGTGTGGCCCTTCGACCACGTACGCCTCAACGGCACGGGGACCTACTCCGCGTGGCCGAAGGGCGAGCGAATGATCGAGATGACAGGCGTCTTCGGCGGGCCATCGAGGCGAACGTGGCGATGGCCCGCCTGATCCTCGCGGCTGACCGGACCTACCCCGGCGGGGTCGTCTCGCCGGACGAGGCCGGCCGGCCCGTTCTCCCGTCCCGCCTGCCTGATGCCGTCTACCGGCTCAAGGCATGGTGGAGCGGCCTCCACTACTCCTGCGGCGTGTGATGGCGATCCAGCCTGACGTGCTCACGTTCATCCGGACCTGGCTCCGGAGTCAGTCCACGGGCACGGACATGGAGTCGGTCGCCATCCTCACCTACGACGACGAGGGACGGCACACGCCTCCCTTTGTGTTCTTGGAAGAGGCCGGGTTCCTGCGCCATCCGGAGGTCCCGGCTTACCTCCCATTCCGCCTCTCCGTGACCGTGTACGCACGCACCAACCGCGAAGCCAACTCGCTCTACCGCACCCTCACCGACCTGCTTCACGGCGCGACCAACATCCTCGCCGACGACGGCGTGGGCATGTGGAGCGCCCAGGACGAGACAGGTCCGCAGCCCGGTCCCGAGGGACGTTGGCCGGCACGCATGGGCGTGTTCGCCCTCTACATGCCGGACCGGGCCATCCCCGTCGGTTCCTGAGAAGGAGACAACCCAGTGGCAATCACGATCAACCCGGAGGAACTGTTTTTCGGCACTCCCACCAGCGTGACCTACGGGGGCGTCGAGTGCGGCGCCACCGTCGATCCGCCGGTCATCACGATCACCCCGACGCTCTACAAGCCGGACTTCCAGAACGCGGTCGGTCCGGTCACGGGTGCCGTGTTCATCACGGGCGTCGAGGTCAAGGCCGAGTTCACGGTCAACCAGATCACCGCCGCGAAGCTCGCGTGGGGCCTGCCCGGTGCGACGGAGGCCGGCGGGGTCATCACCTGGGCGCCCGGTCGCGTCGACTCCGCTGCTTTCAAGGATCTGGTTCTCGTGGGCGAAGGGCTCGACGGCCGGACCCTGACGGTCACGATCGACAACGCGCTCCCCGAGGGCGCCCTGTCCATCCCGTTCTCCAAGTCGGAGATCACGGGCATGAAGCTCTCGTTTATCGGCTACGTCGACACGACGACGCCGAACACGGCGCCGTTCTCCATCGAGATCGCGTCCGGTAGCTAGGGCATACCTCCTTCGGGCCGGGGGTCGGGTCGAGACAGAGCGGCCCTACCCCCGGCACCCACTCTGTCAGGAGCAGACCGATGACAACCGACACCCGCAACGGACAGACCGAAGTCGAGATCCTGACGAGGATCGGTGTCCCGCTCGTCCTGGGCGACCGGACGTGGCGCGTGAAGCCGCGGACCATGAAGCAGGACCGGGAGTGGCTGGCCGCGGTTCAGGAACGCGTCGTTGGCCGCATGGATGGCCTCGACAGCGTGGACTCCATCCCGGCCATCATCGCGTCGCTGGGCGAGGCCACGGACGACATGCTCGCCCTGATCTTCGACTACGACACGACCGGCCAGCTCGACCGCGAGTGGATCACCGAGAACGTCTACACGCCCGAGATCACGACCGCCTTCACGACGCTGGTAGAGGAAGCGTACCCCCCTTTCGCGGTGAGCCGGAGGCTGATGCCGGCGGATCGACAGGCGGCGATCATCGGTCAGATGATCGGGTGGGCAATCGACGCGACGCTGAGGCGGACGCCCTCACCATCGGCCGAGCCTACGAACTCGCCGTCCACGAATGGGGCTTCCGGTCGCCGGAAGAGGTCGACGACTCGCTCACCAATCGCCAGTTCGAGGTCCTGATGCGAGCCCTCATGGCGCGAAAGGCCGATGACATGGAGATGCTGACGGCGGCCGTCGCGACTGCGGTGTCCATCTCGTTCTCGGCCGACGCGCTGCGGAAGTGGCAGGCGGCGCGGCGCGCGGATCGCAAGCCGACGCGCGCGGATGCTGACGCCCAGAACGGGGCCATCGGGCGGCTCGCGGCCATGTTCCCCAACGCCGTGAAGGTGAACCACTGATGCCCGACGCCTTCGTGTACGACCTCCGCGCGCTGCAAGGGGTCGAGACCGCTATTGCCGGGGCGATGGATGACTTCGGCCAGGAGGCCGCGGCTCTCGCGTACCTGTACGCGCGTCACAAGACGAACCGCTATCGCTCGGGCATCTCGGCCTCGACCTACCTACGGGATCGCCTCGTCGGCGGGAAGGCACTCCGCAACCGGACGAAGTTCGGATCGAAGCACGACATCCTGACGATCGTGTTCACGCCGTCGTCGAAGGGGCTGTGGCTGGAGCGCGGGACGAAGGAGCACTGGATCCCGATCCACTCGGATCGCGGCTTGACGCGGCGCATCCATCACCCTGGCTCACGGGCCTTCCCGCACTTCCAGCCGGCCGCGATGGCGTCGATCAGCCGGGCTGCCCCGATCATCATGTCCGGCCTCGCTCGGAGGATGAAGTAGATGGCTGGCGGAACGACCGTTGCCCGGCTGAACATCGTCTTTGCGGGCGATCTGCGGGAATACCGGCAGGGGCTCGGGCAGGCGAAGTCCGAGGGCGACGCGGCGGCGAAGTCGATGGGGCTCTCGTTCAAGGAGTCGCTGGGCTCGGCCTTCCGAGGCATCACCCAGGATCTCCGTTCGAGCAAGACCCCGCTGGCCGACTTGCGGAAGGAGATCGCGGGCGTCGGCAGCGCCATGAAGACGGCGTTTTCGTCGGGCATCCACAAGGCGTTCAACGCCGGCCTGGGCGTCGTGAAGGCGTCAATGGGGGCGATCAAGAACTTCGCCGGTCAGATCGTCAAGGGCTTCGCGCTCGGCATCGGCTTTACCGGGTTCCAGCAGCTCGGCCGGGTGATCTCGGACGCGTTCCAAGCGATCCCCGACCTCATCACAAAGGGCCGCGAATACATCCGGGTCATCGACGACGTGGCCGACTCCACCGGGGCCACGGCCGAGGAGACCGCCAAGTTCGTCGGCGTCCTGAAATACCTCGGTGTCCCGACGAACGGCCTTATCAACATGATCGGCCAGATGTCGCGGAACCTCGACCTGATGCAGCCGAAGCTCACGGCCTGGGGCATCGCGACGCAGGACGCCAACGGCAAGACGCTCGACCAGATCCAGATCCTGATGAACGCCCGGAAGGCGTTGCAGGACTACGGGGTCGGCACGGCGAAGGCCAACCTGATCGCCCGTGAGTTCGGGCGCGGTGGCCTGAAGACCCTCGTCGACTTTATGAACCTGACCGATGAGCAGTTCAACATCATTGTCCGCGACCTTCAGGAGATGGGCCTGATCGTCACAGAGGAACAGCGGAACATGGCCGAGGCGGCAGTCCGCGAGGGCGCCCGCTTCGAGAACGTGTGGTCTGGGCTCGGCGTCCAACTGTTCACGGCTGTGGGCCCGCAGATCATGGCCTTCTTCTCGGATCTGACGAACTGGATCAAGGCTCACGTCGAGGACATCCGCGAAGCCATCGCGTCCGTCGTGTCCTTCATCACTGGCCTCGTGGCCGGCCTCGTGGGTCTGGGTTCCGGACTCGACTCGTTCTCCATGACAGTCGAGGGGTTGAACGCCGTCACGAGTCCGTACAGCGCCCAGATCGGGCAGCTCTACTACGAGATCACCGTTCTCGAAGGCAAGACCAAGAAGGTCACGGCGACCACGGCCGACTCGCGACGCGGGTACGAGGCGCAGATCAAGGTCGTCGACAAGGAGATCAAGGCACTCGACGCGCTCGTGAAGGCCGAGGATCGCGTCTACGCCTCGCGCCTCCAGAACATCCGCTCGCTCATCGACGAGAAGCTGGCGATGATGGACGCGGAGGAGGCCGCGCGCGAACTCGCGAAGCAGCAACTCAACCTCAACGAACAACTCAACGAGGCGCAGATCGCGCTTGCCGAGGCGCAGAAGGGCGAGAAAGGCAAGATCGACGCTGATGCTGTCGCGAAGGCGATGGGCGACGTGGTGGCCGCCCAGCGCGCCATCGCCGAACTGAACAAGGAACAGGAGGTCGCCGCCCAGCGGAAGACGCTCACCGATGCCCAGGACTACATCGACGACATCGTGAAGCTCGTCGAGGATGCCGAGGATCGCAAGGCGGCTGCGAAGGAGCTGGGTGGCAAGAAGACCGAGCTGGAAGCGGCCCTAGAACTCGCGCGCGAGAAGGGGAGCGCCGAGGAGATCGCCATTCTCACGGCCAAGTTGCAGGCCGTCCAGACCGGCATCGAGCAGGTGAACGCGCGCCTCCGAACCGACGCCCAGCGGGCCGAGCTTGACGCCAAGAAGGAGATGCTGAACGAGGCAAAGGCGGCGGTCCAGTCCGCTCAGACCGACGAGACGGCCGCGATCATCGCCGCCAAGAGGAAGCAGCTCGCCGCGCTCGCCGAACAGGAAGCCGCATGGCAGAAGGCGCAGGATGCGGCAAAGGTCCGGTTCGCTGAGTTGGAGCAGGAGACGCGTGACTACGCCTCCGTCTGGGACCTTGAGTTCGGGGATGAGGACAGCACGTTCCAGACTGCGCTCGACAAGGCACGAGCCAAGGGGATCGAGGTCGCTAACGCGCTCAAGGAAGCGTTCGGTGGGTTCACCGAGACGATCGGCGGCGTGGGCAAGGCGATGGGCGAGATGTTCCAGCCGCTCGTCAACTTCGTGAAGGGCAACCTCGGGACCATCGAAATCGCGCTCGTGCTGTTCGGTGCCGCAACGGGGAACCTCGCTGCCATCAGCGCGGCCCTGGGCCTGTCGATCGCCAACATGAACGACCCGGATTCCATCTCGCCGATCTCAGACTGGCTCGGCATCACAGACAAGCCCGAGAAGCCCGATCTGCGCCCGGCGAAGCCGAGCCCGAACGCCCAATGGGTCCCGGCTGGACCGGCCGGCCCGGCGCACTGGCGCATCCCTTCTGGGGATGAGGAGCGCATGGACATCGGGCGTGCCAGTGGTGGGATCGTTGGTAGTCGCGGCCCGCAGCGGGCATGGCTCGGCGAGCAGGGCGCCGAGTGGGTTATCAACGCCCCGGCCCTCCGCGCGCTCGCCGCACTCAACCGCTCCCCCGTGACCGCCCTAGCGGCCGTTGCCGGCGGAGGGTCGGGTGGTTCCCCGGCCGTGATCCGGCTGGAGATCGGCGGTCGGCCGCTGCTCGACTATATGGATGAACACCTCGAATACCGGCGGCGCATCTGACATGGGCCTGACGATCGAACTCATCGGGGAAGGCGTGACGGCCGCAGCGGAGTGGCGGTCCTTCACCTACGCCGAGAACATCGGCACGCCCGACACGATGGCCGTCGACGTGGTGGGCTTCAAGACCAATCCCCTGTTCACCGAGCCGGTTGAGGAGCGCCTGACCAACCCCGGCAACTACTTCTATGTCGTCGCCCGACTCGACGACGACGTTCTGTTCTCGGGGCTCGTGCGAGACATCGGCATGAAAAAGCCGGCCCAGGGCGCGATGCGTTACTCGCTCGCCGCGGACGGCTGGCAGTTCCTCCTCCCGCGGCGCCTCGTCGGCGTGCCCGATGGAAGCAACTGGTCCATCAGCGCGGAGCAGGCGGCCACGGGCGAGTTGCCCGAGCCGGAGTGCGTCGATCCCGTGGCCCGGTTCTATCTTGGCCCCACGCCCAGTGGAGTGCGGGCATTGTTCGGCCAATACTGGAACTACCCATACCCGATCGACCTCACGACCTACGTCACCGACATCCTGCCCGAAGGCGCCAGTGGCGACGAGATGAACTGGTCCGGCTCGGAGATGGAGGCCGTCCTGAATGACCTCGCCGCCGCGGGCTCCGCATCCGCGATGTGGTGGTTTGCGAACGACGCTCCTGGCGATGGGCCGGTCGTCGCCCCGCACCTTGCCCTCCACTTCGGCATCGTCGTGATCCCCGACGAGGGGGACGATGGCGAGGATCTTCTGGCCGGCCTGCCGTCCGTGGATCTGCCAGACAACCTGGCGCCCTACGAGATCAGCGATGAGCCAGACGGCGTAACGTCCATCCTCGCCACCGACCTGTCGTTCAGGATCGACCATCGCCCGCGCACAAATGGCGTGTACGTCCGCGGCGCCACGGGGTTCGTTCTGGACGTGCTTGAGGCGCCGCCCGAGTGGCCTGTTCCCTACCAGATCGGGGAGACGCATGTCGGTGGCACCGGCTGGGGCGGCGGGGGTGCCCCAGGAGGGATCTGGGGCGAGGAGTATCTGGACGCCCCGGCCGCGGTGAGCACGGAACAGCGGGACGCCTTCGCGAACGCCTACCTCGCCTCCCGAGCCGTGCCATCGTGGACGGGCACCGTGACGGTCGTGGGGGTGGACGGCTGGCACAAGGGCCAGGCCATCGCCGTGACCGACGCCGACTACGGGTTCAACCGCAAGTGGTTCCTGATCCGGGGCGTGTCCATGACCCAGAAGGATCATCTGTCCACGGCCAATGAGTACGTCTTGACGCTGGGCGACGTGCTCTCGCCCTCGCTCGGGTGGGCGCTCCGCGAACAGCGTTTGCGGGAGCAGCGCAAGGAAGTCGACCCAGGCGCGAAGTTCGTGCCCTACCACGGGGACCTCCTGCTCGACCCGGCCGACCCGGACAACTCGACCTCCAAGGTCGAGGGCCAGTTCGCCACAGCCTCGGGCACGGGGCGCAAGGTGAAGGGCGTCGGGGCGCGGTGGCACCTGTGGATCAATGGAGTCGACTCCGAGCTTCACGACACGGACCTTGCCTACTACCTGTCTGACGAGACGACCACGACCGACGAACTGGGCAAGGTCTACGCGATCCTGCACGCCGGGGCCTCGGCCACGGCGGCGGATGCCGCCGACATCTCGATCGACGTGGTGCTGCCATGAGGACTGGACAGGTTGTCCACGTCACCGGAACGGGTGGGAGTTCCCACTTCGCCTCGATCTGCGATGTGACGGATACCAGCCAATCGGTCGCGCCCGGCGCAGCCCACTACGTTCTCATGGGCACGAAGACCGCCGACACGGATGGCTTCGTGACAGGCTCCGGTGAACTCACGATCCCGGCCGTCCTCGGGCATGGGATCTACCGGGTGTCACTCTATGGTCAACTTGGAAGTGCGACGCCTTCGAGCGGCTACGTCCAACTTTTCCTGTTGAACAGTGGGGATGACTCCACCCTGACCCAACGAATCGACCACCCGCAGTCGATGACCGAGACGGGCCAATGGCGTATCGCATCTGACCTCGAACTGAATACGGGCGATACAGTGCAAGCAATGGTCTACAACCAGACGGATGTCACGATCGGCATCGCTCACGGGGGAGCCCCCTATTGGCGCATGACGATCGAGTACGTCGGCCCGGTCGATGGCGTCGGATGAAGGAGACAGAGAGATGCCCAACCCAAACGCACCAGTTGAGGGAACGGGACGCCGCATCCCGTTCGTGGTCGACCCCGACAACCCCGGTGTCGCCTATCTCCAGGCAGGCGAGGGCGCGATCGACATGGGCGCTGGGCTAACGGAAGGTGCCGCGGCCTACGTCCTTGCGCCGCCAGCCGACACGAGCTACCGGACATCCGTCACGGCCGACGACGCCGACACCCTCATCCTCGACGCGAACCACCTGCGGCGCGGCTTCGTGATCTGGAACGACTCGTCGGCAATCCTGTACCTCGCCTTCGGACCAGTCCCCGCTTCGGCAACGGACTACACACGGCAGATCGCGGCAGGCGGGGTCTATGAGTCACCGGCCGGTTTCCGTTTCACGGGCCAGGTGCGCGGAATCTGGGCGTCCGTCAACGGCTCTGCCCGCGTGACCGAGCTTACGTCTGAAACGTGGCTGGGTAGCTGATCCGATGCGCGTCCACGTCGTTGCCCTGCCCCACACCGACCCGACGCGCGACTGGTCGACATGCGCGTACTCGCAGAAGGTCCGTCGCCTCGGCGGGATGCTCACGAGCATGGGGCACGAGGTCATCCTGTACGCCGGGGAGCGATCAGATGCGATCGTGACCGAGTACGTACAGGTCGTGACCGATGCCGATCGGCGGCGTTGGTTCGGGGATGAGACGTGGCGTGAGCGGGTGTTCAATCGCTGGGATCCAACGGACCCGGCCTGGGTCGAGATGAACGCCAAGGTCATCGAGGCGATCGCAGCGCGCGCCCAGCCGCGTGACGTGGTGGGGATCATCTCTGGGCGCTGCCAGCAGGCCGTCGTCGATGCCTTCCCAGCAATGATCGGATGGGAGTGGGGGGTCGGGTACGCGGGCGTCCTGCCGGGGACGTTCCGCGTGTTTGAGTCTCACGCGTGGCGCGCGCACGTGGCGGGCCTTGCGCGCGAGGATGACTTCCGGGCCTTCGACACCGTGATCCCGAACTCATGGGAACCGGCCGAGTTCCCGACCCTCGGGGCGGGCGATGGGGGCTACCTCCTGTTCATGGGCCGGGTCATCCAGCGCAAGGGTCCTCACGTCGCCGCCGCCGCTGCGCGCGCACTCGGGATGCGCCTCGTCGTGGCCGGACAGGCGGTCTCCAGCGTCCAGCCGGGACTCATCCGGGCGCTCGACGGAACGCGCATCGAGGGGGACGTGGAGTACGCAGGCATCCTCGGCCCGGAGGAGCGCGCGCAGGTGATGGGCGCTGCCATCGCGACATTCGTGCCGACCCAGTACCTTGAGCCGTTCGGTGGCGTAGCCGTCGAGTCCCAGATGGTCGGCACGCCCGCCCTCGTGACACCGTGGGGTGGCCTCGCCGAGAACGTGCGCCACGGGAAGTCCGGGTTCCCGTGCTCGACACTCGCCGAGTTCGTGGCGGGCGCGAAGGCCGCACCTTCGCTCGACCGCGCGGCTATCCGCGCTCACGCGCTCGCTACATGGTCAACCGAAGTCATCCGCCACGAGTACGACGCCCACCTCCGCCGCCTCGACACGCTCTGGGCCGACGGCTGGTATCAGCTCAAGGAGGCCGCCTGATGGCCGCGACCGTTCGCCCGATCCCGAACGCCCAGGTCGCCATCTCCGAGGGTGGCGTCGACAAGGGCGTCGCGCGTGAGTTCGACTTCCCGGCCGGTGTGACCGTCACTGGTGGGATTGCCACAGTCGACGTGACGGTCGGCGCCGTGGGCGCCACGGGACCGACTGGCCCAACGGGTCCCGCCGGCGCGGCCGGTGCCACCGGACCTGCCGGAGCGACTGGTGCCACCGGACCTGCCGGCGCTTCCGGTCCGACGGGGCCGACCGGAGCAGACTCGACCGTCCCCGGCCCTCCCGGTCCAGCGGGCGCTACTGGGCCGACTGGTCCAGCGGGAGCCGACAGCACCGTTCCTGGGCCAGCTGGAG